ATGGCGCTACATCTCCCCCCGGGTGGTGGCCGAAATCGGGCGGTCTCGGGCCCTGAGGCGGCCACTGAGAGCCTCGCCCTCCTGGTGATCGGCTCTGTGACCTGCGCTTTTGACCTTGTTAGGGGCGCGTACAGGGCGCCTTCTGTTGGCCGCTGGCGGCCTGGTGGGCAGTGCCCGGGGTGATTCGGACCCTGCCTGACGATCTTCGTCGCGTGGTTCGGCGGTCGTGGGGTCTCGGGGTACCTCGAGCGTTTCGTCACTGTCTGTAATCGTGACTGTGTGACATCGGGAGGTTGGTCGGGATGCTCACGGACGACGGTGCGGGCGCGGCCGCGCGGGCGGGCCTGGCGCTGACCGGGTTCGCGCCGGGTGAGGCCGTCGGCGACATCGTCATGCGCACGCTGGCGGCCGGCGGCTTCGAGGTCCTGGAGGCGCCGCCGCTCGCCGCGATCTCGAACCACATGCTCGTAGCGGTGATGCTCGGCGAGGGCGAGCCGGGCGCCACCGTGGTCGACGGTGTCCTACAGCTGACGCCGGCGGTGCGGTACCGGATCGGCGAGGCCCGGCCGGGCAACGGCGGCGTGCGGCTGCTGCACCGCCTGGACGGCTGATGCCGCCGCGCCGGCGCGCCGGCGCGCAGACGGCGGCGGTGCGCGCGGACTTGGAGCAGTTACCGGTCGAACTGCGCGGTTGCGCGGAGGCGGAGGCGGCGGTCGCGCTGGGCCGGAACATCGACGGCGGCATCCAGGTGACGGCGTCGGTGAAGGAGTTGCGGGCGACGCTCGCGGCGTTGCGGGCCCGCGCGCTGGTGATCGCTGGGCCGGTGGCGCCTCCGGTCTCGGAGAAGGGGGGCTCGCCGGTTGTCCAGCTTGCTGACCGCATCGCCGCTGCTCGGCGCGGAACGGCCGCGGGTTGAGCTGCGCCCGGAGTCGGTGAGGTCGTGGGGTGCGGAGGCGGTTGAGCTGGCCCGGCTGGCCGGGATGGTCCTGGAGCCGTGGCAGGTCGACGGCTTGGAGTTGATGCTGCTGGTGCGTCCTGATGGTCGGTGGGCGTGCCGGACGTTCTGCGAGGTCTGCGCACGCCAGAACGGGAAGTCGGCGATGTTGTATGCGCGGGCGCTGGCGGGTCTGTTCATCCTCAAGGAGAAGTCGATCATGTGGTCGGCGCACCTGTACGAGACGGCGCTGCTGGCGTTCCTCAAGCTTGAGGAGATGATCGACACCCTGGTTGAGGCGGGGCTGGTCGAGCCGGTGCGGTTCGTGAAGACGAACGGCAAGGAAGCGATCCTCATCGGGTCGGGGGAGTCGCGGCAGTCGTTGAAGTTCTTCGCGCGGTCGGCGAACTCGGGGCGCGGGTTCACCGGGGACCTGAACGTCATCGATGAGGCTTTCGCGTTCACCGACGCGCAGCAGTCGGCGATGATGCCGACGAAGAACGCGCGCCCGAACGCGCAGATGCTGTATGCGTCGTCGCCGCCGCTGTCGTCGGACTCGGGTGGTCCGATGTTCCGGCTGCGCAAGCGCGCCGAGTCCGGGGACGTTGGTTTGGGTTGGCGGGACTGGGGTCTCCCCGGTGATCTGGATGAGCTGGCCATGCTGACCGATGATGACCGGGCCGTGTTCCTGGCTGATCGGGCGAACTGGGCGGCGTCGAACCCGGCGTTGGGGCTGGGGCGCGTCGATGACGAGTCGATCCTGGACTGCCTGAAGGACATGGCGGAGCTGGACTTCGCGCGGGAGATCCTCGGGGTGTGGCCGCCGTCCCCGGAGGACGGCGGTCGGGTCATCCGTCCGGCGGCGTGGGACGCGCGCACCGACCCGGAGTCGGTGCTGGTGTCGCAGCCGGTGATGGGCCTGGATGTGGATCCGGAGCGGACGCGGTGCGCGATCCTGGCGGGCGGCCGTAACGCGGCCGGCATGGAGCACCTCGAGGTGGCCGAGCACCGGCCGGGCGTGGACTGGGTGGTGGCCCGCGCGGTCGAGCTGGACGAGCGGCACGAGCCGGCTGCGTGGTTGATCGATCCGGCCGGGCCGGCTGGCCCGCTGATCGAGCCGCTGCGCGCGGCGGGGTTGTACGTGGTCGAGGTGACCGGGCGGGAGTGGGCGCAGGCGTGCGGCGGGCTGTACGACGCCGTGCACGCGCAGCCGCCGGTGATGGTGCATCTGGGTGACAAGCGGGTGGCCCGGTCGGTGGCGGCGGGCCGGAAGCGCGACGTCGGTGACGGCGGGTGGGCGTGGGGTCGGCGCACCTCGGAGGACGACATCACGATCGTGTGCGCGCTGACGCTGGCCCGGCACGGCATCAGCAAGTACGTGTCCGATCTGGTCGACAACGTGTGGTGAGGGAGGGTGTCGTGCGCGACCGGTTGACGACCCTCCTGGAGCTGGCCGGGCTGGCGGCGGTGACGACGGGCGCGGCGCTGATCGACCCGGCGGCCGGGTTCATCGTGGGTGGGGCGTTGGCCATCGGGGTGGGTGTGCTGCTGGGGTGGCCGACCCGGGGTGGTGGCGGGTGAGCCTGTTCGCGCGGGCTGCGGGTGCGTTGGCTGAGCGTGCGCTGACGTATCAGGAGGTGTTCGGGCGCGGCGGGAACGTCGGCGGGCTCAGCCAGGAGAAGGCGCTGCGCCTGGCGGCGGTGTACGCGGCGTCGCGGCTACTCGCTGACGGGTTGGCGTCGCTGCCTCTGCACGAGTTCGACGAGGCCACCGACGGGAGCCGGACCCCGGTGGCGCAGCCGTCGCTGCTGGTCACGGATCCGTCGGAGATCGGGTCGGTGTTCGACTGGAAGTTTCAGGTGGTCACCAGCCTGTCGTTGCGCGGCAACGGGTACGGCCTGCCGACCGCCCGTGACCGTGACGGGCGGGTCGTGCGCTGCGAGTGGCTGCACCCGGACCGGGTCGCGCTCGACGGCGAGGACGATGTCCTGGACTGGTTGGGGCAGCGGCCGCGGTGGCTGGTCGACGGGCGCCCGGCCGCGGAGCTGGTGCACCTGCGGAACTACCTGTTGCCGGGGAAGATCCTCGGGTTGTCCCCGATAGGCGCGTTCAAGGTGCTGATCGAGACGGGGCTGGAGGCCCAGCAGTTCGGTCGGGACTGGTTCGCGAACGGCAGCGTGCCGGCGGCGGTGTTGGAGACCGACCAGCCGATCCGGGAGACCGACGCGAAGGCGATCAAGCAGCGGTTCGTGGACGCCGCGCAGGGTCGGGCGCCGGTGACGTTGGGCCGCGGGGTGAAGTACCGGCCGATCAGTGTGGCGGCGAACGAGTCGCAGTTCCTGGAGACCATCGCGGCGACGGCCACCACGATCGCGGCGATCTTCGGGGTGCCGGCGGAGGAGATCGGCGGGCAGACCGGCGGCAGCCTGACCTACAACACGGACGAGACGCGGGCGCGGAAGGTGCAGCGGGTGTCGCTGCGCCCGTACATGTGCCGGCTGGAGGACGGGTTGTCGCCGCTGCTGCGGCCGGGGCGGGTGCTGCGGTTCAACGCGGACTCAGCGTTGCGCGCGGAGACCCTGGCCCGCTATCAGGCCCATGAGATTGCGCTGCGCAACGGCTGGTCGAACGTCGATGAGGTCCGCAACATCGAGGACCAGCCGCCGCTGCCGGGTGGGAAGGGTCAGAACTACCGGCAGCCGCCGGCGGTGGCGCCGCCGCCACCGGTGGCACCTGGAGGAGAACCGTCATGAGTGATCGTCAGCTGGAGCGCCGGTACCAGCCGGGGACTGTGGAGCTGCGGGCGGCCGCGGACGGTGGGCAGCGCCTCGGTGGGTACGCGCTGAAGTGGAACACCCTGTCCCGCAACTTGGGCGGGTTCGTGGAGACGATCGCGCCGGGGGCGTGCACGAAGAGCGTCACCGACCAGTTGGACGTGCTGTGCCGGTTCCAGCACCGCGACGAGTTCCTGCTGGGCCGGGTCGCGGCGGGCACGCTGCGGCTGAAGGTGGATGACACCGGCCTGGACTACGACTGCGATCTTCCGGACACGACCACGGGCCGTGACTGCGGGGTGCTGGCGGGCCGGAAGGATCTGCGGTTCAGCTCGTTCGCGTTCTACACCCTCGACGGGGGCGACGAGTGGGAGATGACCGAGCAGGGGTTCCCGCTGCGTACGTTGCGCGCGATCCAGCTGCATGACGTCGCCCCGGTCGTGGACCCCGCCTATCTGGACACGACGACGGGTCTGCGGTCACTCGCCGAGTTGCGGGGCGCGGACCTCGCGGAGGTCCAGGCGTTGGCGAAGGCCAACCGGCTCGCTGAGCTGCTGACCCGTTCCACCCCTGCGCCGACGGTCGTGGACCTCGGCGCCACCACACCGCCGGCCGAGGGCCGGAAGGACGACGGATCCGGGCAGGTCGACAACCACCCGGGGATGTCGTTGCTCGACGCGCGGCGGGCCCTGTTGGCCCGCAGCGCTGGTTAACCGCTGGGCAGGTCGACAACCACCCCGCACGTCCCCGAGCCGCACCCACGAGATGGGCGCGGCTCTTCGTCGTGCCCCCGTTCTCGGGGGGAGCGGAGTGCTCACATGGATGTATTGATCAGGAAGCTGCAGACGGAGCGTCTGTCGCTGTGGGAGGCGCAGAAGGGCGCCCTGGACGCCGCCGCGGCCGCGGACCGCACGCATCTCGACGGCCAGGACGAGACGGCCTACAACGAGCGGAACACCCGCATCGACGAGATCGACGCCCGGGTGAAGGAGCTGGTCGAGTCGCAGGCCCGCGCGAAGGAGGCCGAGGACGCGTTCTCGGCGCTGATCGCGGCGCCGCGGACCGCGCCGCCGGCGGGGGCTGATGACGCCGAGTCCCAGCTGCGGAAGTTCTTCCGCGGCGAGTCCGGACGCTCCTTCGAGGTCCGCGCCGCACCCGACGAGCGGCCGCCGTTCCGACGGTCCGCTGCGGAGGTCCGCGTGCTGTCCGGGCTGAGCGCCGGCGCCGGTCTGAACACGATCCCGACCAGCTTCTACAACCAGCTGATCGCGCACCTCATCGAAGTGTCGGGCGTGATGATGACCGGCCCGACCGTGCTGAACACCAACAGCGGCGAGGCCCTGCAGATCCCGAAGACCACGTCGCACAGCACGGCGGCGCTGATCGCGGAGGCCGGCACGATCGGCGCGTCCGACCCGGTGTTCGGGCAGGTCACGCTGAACGCCTACAAGTACGGGTTGCTGCTGCAGCTGTCCAACGAGCTGGTCACCGACACCGGGGTGGATCTCACCGGTTACGTGTCCATGCAGGCCGGGCGGGCGATCGGGAACGCGCTCGGCGCGCACCTGATCACGGGCACCAACTCCGGCCAGCCCGGCGGGGTGGTGACCGGCGCGACGCTGGGTGTCACCGGCGGTACGGCTGTGGTGGGGGCGTTCACCGCGGACAACCTGATCGACCTGATGTACTCGGTGATCGCGCCGTACCGGAACAGCCCGTCGTGCAGCTGGCTGGTGAAGGACTCGACGCTGGCGAACATCCGGAAGTTGAAGGACTCCACCGGCCAGTACCTGTGGCAGCCCTCGATGCAGATCGGCGCCCCGGACACCGTGCTGGGCAAGCCGATCGTCACCGACCCGTTCGTGGCGGCGGTGGCGCTGTCGGCGAAGTCGGTGCTGTTCGGGGACTTCTCGCAGTACTTCGTGCGGATGGTCAACGGGCTGCGGTTCGAGCGGTCCGACGACTTCGCGTTCAACACCGACCTGATCACCTACCGCTGCCTGCTGCGGGCGGACGGCGATCTGGTCGACACGACCGGCGCGATCAAGTACTTCCAGGGCAACGCGGCCTGACGGCCAGATCGAAGCTGACGGCAGGAACCGGGCGCGTCCCATCCGGTCCCTGCCGTCGTCCATATGAGAAGGCGGATGCGATGCGCGTCAAGATGAAGTACCAGGTCAGCGGCACCCGCGATGGTGTCGACTGGCCGCCGATCGGCGACGAGCTCGACGTGCCCGACCTGGAGGGCGCTGAGCTGTGCGCCTCGGGGATCGCCGAGGCGGTCGCGTCGCGGCAGAAGCCCGAGACCCGGACCAAGAGCTGACCACGGACCGGGCGGTCGCCGTGGACACTTCGGCTCGACGGGTGCCCGGCGCGGGGTGCACGCCTGGACGTGAGACGCGGGATGGCATGTGACGACTCCGTACACCGACGCGGGCAAGTCCTGGGTGGACACGCCGAGCACCACTACCCCGGTGTTCGCGCAGGAGGTCAAGGAGTGGGACAGCGCCCGCCGTGGGTTCCTCGGCACGGGTTACTCCGTGTGCGCGTCACGTACGACGACGGCGGACTTCCTGAACGCGAACAACGCGTTGGTGGCTCTCACGGCCGGCACGTCGCGTTTCTGCAAGATCCGTCACGAGATCGCTTTCGGGTCGCGCACGGTCAAGCTGGTCTACGGCAACTGGTACACGTCGGCTTCTGGCACGACGGAGGTCAACGGCCCGACGAACATCACGATCCGCGCGGCTGTCGAGTACGGCGGCACCCGGTATCCGGTGGTGTTCGACACGGGGAACTCGCGCACGTCGTCATCGATCGTGCTCGCCCCTGGCGGGTGGGCGATCGGTACGTGCATCCTGTCGACCGAGACTGTCCCTGGTCAGCCTCTGTGGACGCTGACGCTGGCGACTCCTGACGGTGCGCGCACGATGCCGCCGTCCGGGGTCACGATCAACACGTGGGACTTCGCCTACGACATGACCACGCCGACGCCGGGCGCGGCGGGTGACCCCATCACCAACGGTGCGGGGGCCCCCGCCATCGGGAACGTCAACGGCGTCGTCGGATTCTGGCCGATGGCGGTCCTCGGCCCTGGGACCACGGGCACGATCATGGTTGTCGGGGACTCGATCGTGGCCGGCGCGGGTGACTTCGCGTTCGACCAGAACAGCGGCTACGCCGGGGACAACGGCGGCTATGTCGCACGCGCGCTGATCGGCACTCGGTTCTGGCGTGCGGCGATGTTCGGCGACAACTTCGCGGCACACAAGTTGTCGATGGGGAAGCGGCTGGCGATTGCTGCGAGTTGCGACAAGATGATTATCTCGATGGGCACCAACGATATCGTCGCCGGTACCGCGCTCGCGACGATCCAGCAGAACATGATCGACACGTGGTTTCGTTACGCCGATCAGGTTCGCGACATTGTCATCGTGACCATTCCGCCGCGCACTACAGCGGTCGGGTCGAACTGGGGGACGGGCGCGCAGACGGGCTCTACCGGCAACGGTGCCGCGTCTGTGTTCGTGAGCATTCGCGCGTGGATGCTGGACGGCTGCCCGATTGCCGTCACCTACAACGGTGACGGGTCGGTGGTGACCTACGCTGCCGCGGCCGTCGGCACGTTGTTCGGCAACATCCTGCGCTGCAAGGTGTACCAGTCGCCGGGGGCGCAGGCGTCCAGCCCGCTGCACCCGTTGACGGCCGTGGTCGATGCGATGACCTACATCCTCGCGGCCGATGGGTGGTCGTGGCGTGCGAACACCACGGAGACGACCACATCGGACGGAATCCACCCGTCCTCGTTCGCGCACACCCCGATGTCGCGGATCATCCGCAACGCGCTGCCGGCGCTGGACAGCACGGAGGACCCGCCTCCGCCGGTGGGCGCTGGTGCGCTGCCGTTCCCGTGGTACGGCTGGACTTACGACCTCGCGAACAGCGACACCGGAACCGTGATGACCCTGACGGCCGGCACCGTCTACCTGTTCGAGGTCGACGTCCGCGCCGGAACAATCGCCACCGTCGACATGATCACGACCACCGCGGTGGCGGCGACGCTGACCGGTGCGTGGGTGGGGATCTACGACAAGTACCGGAACCGGCTCGCGATCTCCGCGGATGTTCAGACCACATTCGAGGGCACCGCGGGTCTGCTGAGCATCCCGATGGTGGTGCCGATCACGGTCCCGTCCGGCCGGATCTACGTCGGAGTCGTGGGCATCACGACGGCCATCACGATCCGCGCTCAGGCGGCGCTGCCGACGACGTTCTTCGGCACGGGCCGCGGCGCGGTGCCGTATCGCTCGGCGACCGCGGACACGGGCCGCACGACGGGCACGAACCTCCCGACGGCCGCGAGCGGCACCCAGGTAGCACTGACACAACTTCCCTGGGTCGCGGTGCGGTAATGACGTTCATCCCGGGTCCGACCACGTACCCGGGAACGGAGCTCACCCCGGGCGCGACCGAGTCGGGCGCGTCCGGCCCCGCAGGCGGCAACGGCTCGACCGCGGCGACGTCGGGTGCGGCGACGGTGCTGTCGGGTCCGACCCGTGCCGCCGCCGGCTCCGGCGCCGCGGCGGCGACCGGCAGCTCGACCGTGGCCACTGTGCCGGCCGGGGCGCTGGCGGGGGCTGGCCGGCAGTCTGTTGCGGAGACGATCTTCACGGTCGCCGGTCGCGCAGCCGGTCTCGCCGGATCGGCCGCGCAGGCCGGGACCGCGACCGTGGTTGCTGTGGCCGGGATCGCGCAGGCGGGGCCGCTCGGCACGGCTATGGCGGGCGCTGCATCGGTCGCGACCTCGCCCACTGCGGCCGCGGGACGAGGCGCCGCGGCGGGGACCGCCGGAGCCGCATCGCTTGCGGCCGCACCAGGTCAGGCCGCTGGGCTCGGCGCCGGTGTCGCGACCTCGGGCACGGCGACGGTTCCCGCGCAGCCGCGCGGGGCGGTGGCCGGGCCGGGCGGTTCGTCGCTCAGCGGGTCCGCGACCGTCACCGGTGTACCGGGCGGGGCGTCCGGCTCCGGGTCTGTGGCAGGCGCTACCGCGACGACGCTGCAGGCCGCTGTGCCATCCGGATCGTCGGGGGGTGGCGCCGGTACCGCGGTCACCGGCACGGCGAGCCTGAGCGCCTCCCCGGGTCCGGCGCTGGGTCGGGCGGGGTCGAGCGCGCTGACCGGGACAGCGGCGGCGTCGGCGGCCGCGGGCGGTGCGGTGGCCTCGGGTCCGGCGTCGACATCCGCGGCAGCGACAACGCTGCAGGCCGCGTTGCCTGGCGGCGCGTCCGGCTCCGGCGGCTCGCAGGTCATCGGGGTTGTCCTGATCACGCGGGGGGACATGGTCATTGTCATGCGCGCGGCGCCAGGTATGGCAGCACCCACCCGTCCGGCTCCCGTCATGGCCATGGCCGATCGGGCAGGCGCTACCGCTACATCACCCGCGCGAACCGCGGCGGGTGCCACTGCTGTCGACCGATCGGCACCGAGGATGAGTGGAGCGACGTAGTGGCAAACAGGTGGGGAACGGAGACGATCAAGCGTCTCGCGACGAACACCCCGGTGGCGCACGACTTCGACTCGGACACGCTGAAGCTCGCGCTGATGGCGACCGCGTACAACCCGGCGACCGCGTTCACGACGACATTCAGCTACGCGGACATCTCCGCGTCGGAGGCGTCCGGCACCGGGTACGTCGCGGGTGGCATCACGGTCCCGACACCTGCGATCACCACGGTGCAGGCCAACTCGTTCGGTCGGCTGTGGGTGGCGTCCACGGCGTACGTCCTCGGTGACGTCGTCCGCCCGATCACCACGAACGGCCACCTGTACGTGTGCGCCGGCGCGGGCACGTCGGCCGGGTCTGAGCCGACGTGGACGTTGGTCAGTGGCCGCGACAACGTCGCGGTCGACGGCTCGGTGATCTGGTCGGAGATCGGGACGTCCATCACGAAGTTCTCGTCGGCGAACATCGTGTCGCCGTCGCTGTCGCTGACCGGCATCCAGTACGGCTGGATCTACGACGACACGAACGCGACGGCCGCGAACAAGTCGGTGATCTGCCTTCTCGACTTCGGTTCGCAGAAGACGTGGACGTCGACGGTCGTCACGTTCACACCCGACGCGAACCTCGGATGGGTCTACCTCACACCGAGCTGATCGGGGAGACGAGATGACGGGGGAGGAGGTGATCTGGTGGCGTTCGATGTGGGTGACACGGTCCCGCTGACCATCGAGGTCCGCGACGCGGCCGGCGCGTTGACGGTGGCCAGCGGGGTGGTGCTGACCCTGACCCTGCCGGACGCGACGACGTCGACGCCGGCGGTGTCGACCCCGTCGACGGGCCGCTACCAGGCCGACTACGTCCCGGCGGTGCCTGGCCGGTACCTGGCGCGGTGGGTGTCGACCGCGCCGGCGACGGCGTACGTGGACCAGTTCGACGTCCGCCCGACCGCGCCCGCCTACATCGTGTCGATGGCGGACGCGAAGCGCCATCTGAACATGTCGGCCACCTCGACCGTCGACGATGAGGAGCTCCGGGCCTGGATCGAGGCGACCACCGAGGTCGTCGAGGACCTGGCGGGGCGGAAGGTCCCCCGCCAGACCGTGGTCGACACCCGGTTGTTCGAGTGCCCGGTCGGGCGGTTCGCGTTGCAGGCGCCGGTGATCTCGCTGACGTCGATCGTGGACATGGACGGGTTCCTCACCTGGTCACCCGCACAGTTCAACCTGGACGGCGAGACGGGCATCGTCACGGTCCTCGCCACCGGGCTGCCGGTGCAGGGTCTGGTGCAGATCACCTACGTGGCCGGCTACCAGCTGGTGCCGGCGAAGTTCGCCGGGGCGGCGAAGAGCATCTTGCGGCATCTGTGGGAGTCGCAGCGCGCGCAGATCGGCGGCGGCCGGCACACCCAGTTCGGGATCGCCCGGTCCTCGTCGGAGGAGGACACGGTGATGGTCGCCGGCTACGCGGTGCCCCGCGCCGCGGCCGAGCTCATCGGCACCGCGCTGCCGGGGATCGCCTGATGTCCGAACCGGTCGATGATGCGGTGAACGCGATCCTGGGCCTGCTCGGTCCGGCGCCCGACGCGAACGGGGTGCGCACGGCGACCGCGGCCGGGGTGGCCGGGTGGCAGGTGTTCGACGGGCCCCCGCTCGCCGACATCGAGAACCCGGACGTGATCGGTGTCGGGTTGGCCGTCGAGGGCGGGGCGGCTGCGGTGGGGGAGACCCGCCGCGAGATCGGCGGCCGCCACGTCGAGTCGTTCACGGTGTCGTGCGCGGTGCAGTCCTGGTCGGGTGACACCGCGATGTCGGGGATGCGGGTCCGCGCCTACGGCGGGTTCCGCGCGGTCCGTGACGTGCTGGTCGCGAACCGGGACCTGGGCGGGGTGTGCGACTGGGCGCGGGTCGTACGGCACACCTACCGGCCTGTGCAGGGCCCCGACGGGGCGCTGGCGCTGATCGACTTCGCGATCCGGGTGGACGCGACACGATTCGAAGGAGTGTGACCGGTGGCCCTCTTCGCTACCCAGACGGCCGTGCAGGCCGGCCTCAATGCCACCTACACCGCGGTCAGCGCCAGCGACACCGCAGTGCCCGGCGACAACGTGGTGCTGCACGTCAAGAACGCGGGCGGCAGCCCGGACACCGTGACTCTCGTGACCCCGGGCACCGTGTCCGGGCTCGCGATCGCGGACCAGACGGTCAGCGTCCCGGCCGGCGCCGAGCGGTTCATCCCGCTGATCGCCGCGCTGTACCAGGACCCGACGACGGGGTTGGCGACGATCCAGCACGGCTTCATCACGTCGGTCACTGCCGCCGTGGTAGGTGTGTGACCGATGCGGTACTGGATCACGCACCCGAACCTGACCGCGGGCCACGACCACAAGGTCGACGCTGCCGCGCTGTCGGAGTGGACGCGGTCGGGCTGGCAGGTCCGCGACGACCAGTCCGACTCGGCCCCCGGCAACGAGCCGGCGGATCCACGCCCGCCCGTCGACGGACCCACCGTCGATACCCCGGCCGCTGTCGTGCCGGTGACCGGGACGACAACGACCAAGAAGGGGTCCTGACATGCCTCCCTCCCAGATCAGCGCGTACGCGGCCTACTACCAGCCCGGGGTGACGAAGATCTACGTCGTCACGACGATGGCGAACTACCTGTCCCCGACCCGCGGTGAGCTCGACGCCGGCCTGGACGTGACCCGGCAGGTCCGCGGGATCGACGGGTTCTCGGTGGAGGCCGATCAGGTCGAGCGCCCGGACATGGCGGCGCTGTTCGTCAGCAAGATCGGTGGCCGCACGGGCGCGGAGAACAGCTCGCTGATGTTCTACGGCACCAAGTCCGGCGCCGACATCCGCACGACGCTCCCGTTCGGCTACGTCGGGTTCCTGGTGTTCCTCGACGGTGGGGACACCACGGGCTTCAAGATGGACGTCTACCCGGTGCTGGTGATCTCCAAGCCCAAGCAGCGGGGCGACGACAACCCGTTCGCGATCAACGTGCAGTTCTCCATCACGCAGCCGCCGGCTGAGGACGTCGCCATCCCGTGACCGACGAGCACGACCCGGACCCGGACCTGCGGGACTGGTTGCGGGCCCGGGAACTCCCCACCAGCGAGGTTCCGATCCCGGTCAACCCGGTCGCGTACGCGGTCGCCGAGCGGGAGGCGGACCGGGCGACCCACGCTCTGCGGGTCGCGGAGACAGCCGGGGTCGACCTGGCCCCGTACCGGGAACGGGTGGCGGCCGCGCAGGCCGCGCTGGCCGGCCAGCCGGTGAGGGTGCTGGCGCTGCGGTGCCTGCCGGTGACCGAGTGGGAGGCGCTGGTCGACGCGCACCCACCGACCGACGAGCAGCGCACGCTGGGGTGGCAGTGGGATGTGGCCGGGTTCCGCCCGGCGCTGCTCGCCGCGACGGTGATCGTCCCGGACGGGACGCGCGGGCTCACCGAGGTCGACTGGCGCCAGGTCGCCGACGAGGGCCAGCTCGCCGTCGGTGAGCTCGGGATGTTGTTCGCCGCGGCGATCGACCTGAACTCGCGCGCCCCGTCGGCCAGCGTGGGAAAAGGCTGAGCGCAGACGCCCAGCTCGGCCTGGAGATGGCGGTCTGCGCGGCTTACGGGATCCGGCACAGCGAGTTCGCCGGGTGGTCCCGGGACGACCGGGACAAGGCGTTGTGGTGGGAGATCCACCGCCGCGACACCTGCCCGAACTGCGGCACCCGCGCCGACGAGTGGGATCCGCAGCTGGGTGGCGACGACTTCGCCTACCGCGGCGAGCTGCGCAAGTGCTGGGGCTGCGAGACGAAGGCGTCCGCCGAGAAGAAGATCACCAAGGACATGGGTGCCGGGGTGACCGCCGTGCTGGTCAAGGGGGGCCCGTGACGATCGTCGTGCACATGCGGGTGTCCGGGCTGCAGCGCCTCACCCGGTTGGCGAACCGGCTACGGGAGGCCGCCGACGGTGGGCTACAGCGTGACCTCACCGCCGCCCTGGTTCAGGAGTCGCCGGCGGCGCTGGCCGCGACCCGGTCGGCGTGGGCGGGGGTGGAGGTCACCTCGAGCCGCGGCGGCGGGTCGTCGTCGGGGCTGCGCGGGCGGGTCGCGGCCGCTACCAGCGTCCGCCCGGCCGCACGCGGGGTGCACTTCGAGGTGAATCCGGACGGGGTCGACCCGGCGTACGGGCGGACGTTGTCGTGGGGCCTGGACGGGCTGGGCCGCTGGCGGCACCCGGTGTTCGGGAACCGCCACGCCTGGGAGACGCAGGTCGGGCAGGAGGTGTTCTTCAAGACCCTGCGCGGGCGGGAGCCGCAGTGGCGGGCGGGACTGGAGCGGGCGTGCGAACGCACGGCCCGCCGGATCGAAGGGTGAACACCATCAGCAGCGCCAACAGCAGCGTCAAGCTCCGTGTGTCCGACGTCGTGTACGAGGTGGTGTTCGACGTGGCGACGATGACCGGTGAGGCCATCGAGACGATCGAGGACCACATCGGCGGTGAGCCGTTCATGGGGTGGCTGGGTCGGCTCGCGGAGTCGTTCACCCGCGGCACCGGGGTCCGGGAGCTCCGCGCCCGCGACATCATCGCGCTGGTGTTCCTGGCGCGGGTGCGCCTCGAGCCGGGACTGCTGTGGACCGACGTGTCCCGCAGCATCGCCCCCTACACGCTGACCGTCGCCGACGACGACGAGGACTCGGCGGCGGCCCCCGCGGCGACGTCGCCGGTCGCGGCGGCGCTGGACGCGAAAGCCACCTGACCCACCTCGTACGCCCCCCTCCTGCCCGCGTAGCTGACCGCTGACATCGGAAGACAGGAGGGCTACTCGGCATGGCCAACCTGACCTTCGACGTCAACGCCAACGACGACGCGTCGGCGACGTTCGCGGCGATCGCCGCGCAGGCCGAGGCCCTCAAGCAGCAGCTCGACGAGCTCGACGGCCGCCGGGTCCGGGTCCGGATCGATGTCGACGCCCCCCCGGCCGCCCGCCTGGCGCAACTGGAACGACTCAAGACAGCGCTCAACGAGATCGACGGGCGCACCGCCCGCGCCCGCGTCGACGTCGTCGGGATGCCGACCGCGGCGGAGGTGGCGGCGCTACGCCGGCTGGCCCGCGCGCTGCGCGAGGTCGACGGCATCAACGCCCGCGCCACGGTGGGGCTGACCGGGGACATCCCCAGCGCCACGGAGATCCGCCGTCTCGCCAGCGCGTTGCGCGCGCTGGACCGTGTCGGAACCGTCCGCATCGACATCGAGCTCAGGGGCGCCGCCGCCGCGCTGGCCGAGGTGCTCGCGCTGCAGGCGGCGCTGCGCGGTCTGCGGGACACCCGCATCGACATCGGCACCGGCGGCGGCGGGCTCGGCGGCGACGGCGCGGGTGGGCTCGGTGGGATGGCCCCGGCGATCGCTGCGGCCATCGCGTTGGCGCCGGCGCTGACCGCGGCCGGTGCGGCGATCGTCGCCGTGTGGGGTGCCGTGTCCACGGCCATCGCCGCCATCCCGGGCGCCCTGGCCCTGGCCGCGGTCCCGATCGCCGCGGTGATGATCGGGATGGACGGCATCAAGAAGGCCGCCCAAACCCTGCAACCCGAGTTCGACCGGCTGCAGAAGGCGGTGTCGGCGGCGTTCGCGACCGGCCTGACACCGGTGTTCGACCGGCTGGCCGCGGTGTTCCCGGTGCTGCAGACCGGGCTGGTCGGCACCGCGAACGCGCTGACCACGGTGGCCGGGAAGGTCACCGACCTGGTCACGTCCGGTCCCGGCCTGGCCGCCCTGCAAACGATCTTCGCGAACGTCAACCGGTCGATCGTCGACATGGCGCCCGGTATCACCTCGGTGGTCGACGGGCTACTGAAGGTCGCCGCCCAGTCCGGGGCGTTCGATGCGGTGTCCGAGGCCGTCAACCGGTTCGGTGCCGCGCTGGACCAGTCGATCACCGGGCTGATCGGGAACGGCACCCTCGATGCCGCGTTCTCCGCGCTCGGGGATCTGCTGGGGTCCCTCGGTGAGGCGTTCGTCAGCCTCGTCGACAACGGCATCCAGGCGTTCGTCGGCGCTGGCCCCGGGCTGACCGCGGTCGTCGAGTCGATCACCAACCTGTTCAACCGGTTCGACTGGGGTGCCCTCGGTCAGGCGGCCGGGGAGGCGCTGCGCGGGGTCGCGGCGGCGATCGACTCCATCCCCGACTCCACGATCCGCAACATCGAGGGCGCGTTCAAGACCCTCGGGCAGACCCTGAACAGCCCCGAGTTCGCGGCCGGTCTGCGCGGGATCGCGGCCGCGGTCCCGGGCGCCATCAACGCGCTGTCCCAGCTGAACCAGGCGTTCGGGCAGATCGCGCCGCTGGTCGGCGCGGCGGTCTCCGTGTTCGACGACGCGAACACCAAGTTCTCCGGGTTCGTGGACGGCTGGGGCGCGACCGCGGACCGGTGGGGCCAGGAGACCGGGCTCGCCACCGGCGGCGTCCACGACGCCCTCCTGGCCTTCGACACCCAACTCGACATCTGGGCTGGGACGACCACCGCGACGATCAAGAAGGCCGCCGACGGGTGGGCCGGGGCGATCATCCCGGCCGGCAAGGCCATCGCCGACGCCGGACTGCAGATTGTGAACAACCTGCGGACCGTCCTGACCGGCCAGCTCGGCGGGGTGCTGGGCCAGGCGTTCAACACCGCAGCCGGCCAGGCCGCGGGCGCCGCGGCAGCCGCCGGCGCGCAGGTCGCCAACACCTTCGGGAACAGCCTGAACGCTTCCATGGCGGGCGCGCTGGGCAACGTCCAGGCCA